AACAAACGTGATGGTGAAACTGTTGGTATCTATACAGAAATTGGAAATCATCTTGGCACATACTATGATAACTTAAATAAATGCATGGCTATCTTTGCAGAAGAAGAACGTAGAAGTAAAGAGGAGTTATATGAAGGTGATGATAGTTTAGGTAAACGTGCGCTACAGCGTGTTCTGATGAAAAAACAATTGGAACAAATGGGGACCGAATTACGTGAATTGATGGTGTATCAAAGCCCACCTGAGTTAGGTGCTTTGTATACTGAAGTAGAAGAGATGATGAAAGTTATGGGTAAAGAACAAAAAATACTTATGACAATTAAGATGAGAGCAGAAGAAGTGCAATCAAAAAGAAGAGCCGCACAGATAAAACAGTTAAGGCAAGATGCTATAATAGGTCTGGTTATTTTAATAGTAATATTTACTATGGGCGCAATGTTTATGTGGGTTGCATACGATAGACAACAAAAATATCCTCAATACGGTGATGAGTTATTTCCTAAGAGTGAACGTCAACGACAGCGAGAAAGAGAACCACAGGTATATATAGGTAGATAATAATAAAAGGGGAGATATAATTATGGCAGGCGAAGCGGCAGAAAGACAAGAATCTGGAGTAGTTAAGGCTATTAAAGATGCTGTTAAAAAAAATAAAAATAATCCAATAACTATAGTTGCGGGCAAAACAACAATCGCTGGAGTTATTAATGCGGAAAAATTTACTGGTCGACAAGAAAGTGGATCCGAACCATATACGGATGTACAACTTTTCATTTACAATAAAAAAGAACCAATTAATCTTTCGCTAAAAGGGGAATCAGCACCATCACTTGCTGGTGGTGGTTTACGTGGACTTGAATTGGCCGTTCCAGGAATAGCAAAAAAATTTATGAAAGCCGCATTTGAACATTTAACAAAAAAAGTTAAGTTGAAACCCGGAGATAAAGTTCCTGATGTATTTGGTAAAATTGGAGGACCCGCAAAATTGAAAATTGTTGTTGGTAATAAAGCCATGGGGGGACCAATTGATTATATGTACATTGGACCCATGAATGTTGTTGCGCCATATGATATGAAAAAAAACATAGTAAAATTTAATGGTGCATTAACTGGTGCAGTTGAGTATGCAAAAACTCATGATTTGTATTTTAGATTTAGGGCTAGAAGAGAAGATCAAAGATTTGATCCAACCGCAAAAGATGCAGACGGAACTCCAAAGATATATGGAAAATCTCCCTCTAGGGGAGATTCAGCAGGAAGAATAGTTGTCACCGATAAAGTTTCAGGCAAAGGTGAATTAGTCAATATATAACTAATATATTACTTTACAGGCTTCTTTTTTGAGTAATTTCTAGCCGCAGGTTTTTTGACAGGACTTGCTGGAACTGGTTTAGGTTCTTCAATCTTTGCAACAACTGGCTCTGGAGCCTTCGGCACTTCAACAACTGGCTCTGGATGTGGCCAATTTGTTGATTGTTCAACAGGTTTAGTTCCTAGAACCCAATCTTTAATTTTCTTAAACATAAACTTTCCTTCAAGTTAAAATTTCAATCGCATGATTGTAATGATTGATACGATCTTCAAGTCCAATGTAACCGCCATTAATGCGTTTAGTCATCAACTTCAAGTCTCCGATATCTGCTAAATCATTTAACTTAGCGGCAGTCCAAAACCAACCTGCTGAGTGAATTGCATATTCTGGATCAAGCAACATGTCTGGATTCTGTACTAAAGAATCATCTTCAAACATATTCTGCGACACTTTTATATAGTTATTTTTTCCTGTGATTTGAACAATTCCTCGACCACGATAAGTCCATCCATCATTACTACGTTCATCACCATTGCCCATACGATTTGCATAAACTCTATTTGCAATCTTTTGAGGTTGTCTTTCGTATTGCTTTGCAATCTCATCTGTTGGGAAGTATTTACCAAACGTTCCTCTGAGTCCCTTTGCACTATAGTTTAGGTTCTCTTGCATGAGAGTAAATCCACCCGATTCATGTCCACATTGTGCCATGAATGCCGCAACTCTTTGGGGCGTGTCGATATCGTAATCAGGTAAAATTGTGCTTAACAATTCATACCATTGATCAAAATTCTTTACTTTCGGCATCAATTGTTTTGCCGCTTCTGGTGTAAAAAAGTCCATTGCTGTCTCCTATTTTATAATCATAGGAGTATTTATATTCAATCCCAAAGTGCTTGATAGTATTTTCCGAACAAACGAAATCCGTTCTTGATTCGTTCCTCAACAATTGCCATGCCGTCATAGTCACATTTGTATGTGTGTTTGGGACCTTCTTCCAATCTAAACATTTTTGGCTTACCATTTTCATCCCACTCACAAGCAACCGACTTATGATCAAATTCACCTGACCGATATCCTTCTTCCCACTCTTTATTGATGTGGTGATCGAATGCAAAAATCATTTCATCCATGACCCAATCCCAACGCTTGAAATGGTTGTCATCGGTGTCCCATTCATTTTCTTTTGCTGGCGCTGAAGTAGACTTCAATTCTTCTGGCACATCTTCATCATCAACAAAAGGCGCACCATGCTTTTTATCTTTCAACTGTTTCAACATAGGCAAAGCAATTTGACCAAGAGTATGATCCATAGACCAAGTATCCCAATAGTCAATCTTCACATAGTCAATCTTAGGGTGAATTACATCCAAGACTTTTGCAATCACTTTGCAGATAGGGTCTAAAAAATTAACCCACTTCTCGTATGGTGCGTTAGGCTTGTCTTCGAGATTATAGAACACATCATTAGTTTTTTCCCAAAAGCAAACAAACTCTAAGATGTGATATGGACTTAGCCAGTGATTACGATATCCGCTGATGTAGACTTTCATATTGGTTGGTATTCGTTGATTTGTTTAAGGAATTCTTTATGATCTAATGCTTGAGTTGCAGTCAAAGCATCAATTATTTCTCTATACTCTTGTGGTGATGGACGAACATTCTCAAAGCCCTTAATATTGATAGGCTTTTCAAATATTTCAAGTCCATAACCAACTTGAAGATAACTATACAAAGCAAAGTATACATTGATACGCATGTTTGGAATGTTATAGGGACGTAGATTTCCATCTTTAAGAAATGGAATCAAATTTCTAATATATTCTGGTGGAGGATTTTTCTCCACAAACTCAGTCCAAAATGGGCTATCTTTTCGTTTTGTGAGATAGTGAAAGTATACAAACCCCATAGTGTCATCCATGTTGTTTCTTGCAATATCGTTAAACACTTTGATACTATTCTCATCGGGATTGTCAATCTCATTAATGAATTGACGGAAAGTATCTAACTCACCGACAGACAAAAAGATAGACGTTGATTCTAATGGTTCAATAAAACTAGAAGACAATCCAACTGCAAGACAGTTTTTGATCCAATAGTTTTCAAAGCGACCTGGATTCAGATCAATAACTTTACGCACCTTGATTTCTTGCCCTAAGTATTCTTCAACTTCAGCCTTTGCTTGTTCTACTGTGATATAATCGGAATCGAAAACATAACCTGCACCTGTACGATGTTGCAGAGGAATTTGCCACATCCATCCATACTTCATTGCAATTGCAGAAGTGTATGGTTTGAGTTCAGTCTCTTGAATCCAAAATGGAATCGCTTTCTTCATTGGCAGATATTTTGAATACGATACCCATTCGTCTTTATACACTCCACCAATCAACAGTCTAGCCATGCCAGAACAATCAAAAACAAAGTCTACGGGAACACTACGCCCATCTTCAAGATTCAATGCTTTAATATACTCACGTTCATCTTGTGTTGCGTGAGTATACACACCTTCAACAATTTCAATACCACGTTCAACACCTTTTTCGGATAAATATTTTGAAAATTCATTCGTATCGAAATGAATTGCCCATTCCGTTCTATGCAAATCAATTTTATTATCGTATGCTAGATGAATTTGATAATTGTAATCTTCTAAACTCAAACCTTCAGCAATACATTTCTTCAAAAAGAAATCTTGCCCGTCTACACCAAATGTAGGTTGAACTGAGAAGTCTGTGACTTTATCACAAAATCCATGCATGTAACGTTTCTCATCGCCATTCCAATTTTCAAAATTAATTCCACTCTTAATCGTGCCTTTAGTGCTTCGAATCAAATCGATGATATCAATATTAATTTGCGAAAGAAACGCAACGATGTTTGGTGTTGTCGCTTCACCAACACCAATGATACCAATTTCTTTGCTTTGAACGACAGTAATTTTATCATTTGGAAAAACTGTATGTGCATACAATGCAGTCAACCAACCAGCGGTACCGCCACCCAATACTACGATATTTCTCATGCTAACTCCATTTTTTTATTTCGTTTTTCTATTTCTATAATATTTAATAGTCTTTTCGCTTCTTTATGAACTTCGCTAGTAACTGCCCACCCGAATCCTTCTGGATGCAATAAGTTTTCTAAAAAATGCACAACCTCATCATACGTCTTTTGATTCATCATATATCCTTGTAAATGGACTGTTAACAACAAAATCTTCAGGCAATGCTTCTACAATCTTTGTGAAATGATATGGATCCGGATAGTGCCTTAGAATACTTCTCGCACGTTCACGCACGTATTTAGGCACTTTTGGTGTTACTTTGGGATTCAATAAATCTAAAAGTAATTGTTGTCCGCATCTCAACGAACGATATCTTTCATCGGGTAGAGTCATAATTATCTTTCCGAATGTGTTCGTCCATTGTGGTAAAAAATGTTTTCTTTTTCAACTCATCATTCCATACTTTTGCGTAATCATTGTCTTTGTCGCACAATGCAAGTGCTTCTTCTTCAGTCACAATACGATGTGACATAATAGTTTCACCCAAATGTTCTTGTGAAAATTCTTTTGCTTCACTTAGAGTAACAGTATCAAGTGCCCACTCCGATTTATCTTTACCATAGCGATCTGTGCCAATAGGAACTTCTACCATGTAGCGTTCACGGAACATAGAAACGGCTTCAACAAGAACCCATTGTGTTTCTTTCTTTCTCATAGTCCAACTCCCATCACCATTGTCAATCCAATCTAAAGTGTCGCCAGTTTGCCAACCAGTTCCTGCAAGTATTTCATCATTCAATGGAAGAATCAAGTCACCAGTTTCGGCGTCTTTTTCCAACGTTATAATCCAAGATTTGTTTTCCATAGGTACTCCTTAAGCGAATACATTCATTATAACTTAACAACTGTGGAATGTCAAGCCATGAGCATTCGTGCTAAACCAATGCTATCGATTGTCGTTAGCAATATGTAGTTAGCAAGCATCCCAAATGATTTCCGAGTATAACTAGCCCAAGCATAGATACCACAGCCGATGATCCAAATAGGGTACAAAGTAAGTAGGGGCGGATTTGGGACTGTGACAGCCATGGTAATTGAACAGCCAATAGAAATAGCCCAAGCAAGACACTCAGCAACAAAACGAATACGATTACTATACCAGTCATCTTTAATCCAATCTACAGTAGGTCTAAACAAATCAATAATCATATCAATCTAAATGAAAAAGTTGTGGATGATGTTTCATAAAATGTTCACGCAATACTGCCCAATACTGATACATTTGCGGTGAATCCATTTTGAGTGAAAGTTCTTTAATCTCATTCAATACAACAAGCGGTTTTTCAAACTCACCAGTATTGTAAACACTAAAATCAACTGGTTGACTATAAACTTTGTATTCGGGATGTAAATGTAGAAACGTAGAGAACAATCTTTCAACAATGAAAGGAAACATGCTGAGATTTTTATCTCTGCTGTAGTTTGCGCTACCATGATAAATCTCTGCATTCTCTCCAGTCAATGCTTCAAGTCTATCATAAATGTCTCTAACAAAATCTAAGTAATCTCGCCAAAAAACTTTTGTTGCAACAAAGTAACTTGAGTAACACACGTTCTTTGTCATAATAACATCTAGAATTTTTTCATTGTAACCTGCGGCTTTCAATGCGGCCGCAGTTACTTGTTTAATTCCTTTGTGAAATATTTCACCATGTTCCCAAACGTTATATGTAAATGCGCTAACAACCCTTGCATGATTGAATACGTACACATCATGTCCTGGATTATCATCAATTGAATTCATAATCACTTCAGATGAGTATCTAAGTTTTTGTTGCCAACGTGGACCGAAAACGCCCCATGCATCTAGACCATCTGCAACGTTTTCTTTTTCAATTCTATCAAAAGAATGAAACTCACGCAACTCAGGTCTTTCATTTGATGTATTATCAAATGGCTTAAGTAAAGGATCAACTTTAGAGATTTGATCCTTGTCGAAACAAATTTGAAAAATTTCGTATTTCAATCTGACACCTGTGTACCGTTAGGCGCAATACCACCTTCAATTCCGATCTTATCAGGAACACGAATTTGTGTGGGATTTAAATAGTTAAAAAGCAAATGTTCAATGTCAATGTATCCGCCATTGTTAATTCGTGTTACCATGTGTGCATACATTGCTTGATAGCATTCTGTAATGTAGTTTATAAGACTAGTATCAAAACTCCATAAACGGCTCATATACTGTCTTGTAATTCCTCCAGTTGTTTCTGGTGGGAATTGACTTGTATACGGACCACGTATCACAATGCCATGTTTGGTTTTATTGTGAAAATCAAAATCGAAATTATCATTCAGAATATATCTACCGCTTACTTTAAAAACTCTTGAATATTCTTTTTTAATTTGTTCTGCATTTTGTGTAAAGAACGTTCCATACATCAAAATTTCAATTGCATTTTTTACGATATCTTGACTCGGTACTGCTTGAATGCCTTTAACCTCTGTCTCATCTGTATACGAAATGAAACGGCTCATGCTACCCCTGAGAATATCTTTTTCACTATCAGATAGGTGTTTATATCCACCATCTAAAATAATAATGTCGGAATTAGGAACCTTTGTTTTAATTGAATCGCAAGTTGCAATCGTTTGATTCAATCTTTCTTCCGCACTATAGATTCCGTGTTTAGCGTGTATTGCTGAAGATATGAGAAATAGTGACTTACTCTTTAGTTGCTCGTTTTGCTGGAGTTCGTTTTGTTGGGGGTTTTGTTGATTTTGATTTTGCATTTTTCACCTTATCAATTGCATCATTCTTTTTGCCGAGTCGTTTGACAACATCGTCTGCACTCATCCAAATGTCTTTATTATCTAGTATAGATTTAATTTCATCTTCTGTCAAAAAGTCTGCATAAACATTACGCATCATTTTATCTGACCATTTACGTTCATATACTAATTCATCATACATCTCACCACCCTTACCGATGGTACCACCAGAGTAGTTGTGAAACATAAACATAGCATGTTCTGAGATTTCATATGCGCCAGCACTTAAGAAAATCATTGTTGCGGCTGACATACAAGCACCTTCAACCGATGCAACGATTGTAGCAGGAGTTTCTGCCATCACTCGCATAAACTGTACTGCTGTGAATAGATCACCACCAGGAGAATTGATATGTAGTCTAACAACATCACTTTCTGATGTATTACGCATAGTCTCAAATATTTCAATATAATCTTCTGCTTCAGTAATTGCACCAGACAAATAGATTGAGTATACATGTCCAATCGGTTTAGGTTGTCTAGGTTTTTTACTGTCGTTTAAATTAAATAATTGTGACGTTACCTGTTCTTCTTCCATTTTCATAAATTCTCACTTTCTGCTAGAATATCTATTATACTCTATTGGGTTTCAGTTGTCAACTTATCTACTCCATACTTACATATCCAGTAAGCATCAATCAAATCGGAAGACGGATTCCATTGCTTCTCTGTCATATGTAGTTCTTCTTTAAGCCGAATGTTTGTGTTCTCTTCAAAAACTTCTTGCATTCTTGCCTTATCTGCATTACCTTTACCAGTGGCAAACTTCTTAATCACGGTAGGTGGTATAGTTTCAAATGTGACATGAAAGTTCCATAATCTATATTTAAACACGCCTGTGTTTTCGGCTATATGAAAAACTCTGCCCTTTGAACCCATTGAATAATCTTCAATGAAAACTTTAACTTCATCGTCTAGTTCTAAGATTCTATCGATAAAAAAACTAGAGATGATATCGTATCTTTGCATCTCATTTGTATATTCAAAAAAATAACCTTTTACATTTTTAAATTTAACATCATATTTTTTGCTTTGCGTCATGTAGTGCAAATCACAATTTTCAAATTTAAAATCATTACTCTCAATATTGTATAAACATATTGCAGGTGAAGTCATTGAATAGTCAACGCCAGCAACATACATTATTCTTTCCAATCATCAACATCGTCTAAGCCTTCTTCGGATAACTTATCCCAATCATTCTCATCTTCATCGTATTCTTTTATCAAATCATCGTTTAATGTTTCACCACAATATGCACAATGTGCTGGTGGATCAATATTGATTCCATCCAATGACGTTACTGAGTATTCAGCGTCACACGATTCACAAACTACTTCGTATGTTGGCATTTTTTTCTCCTTATTCGTACATTATTGTATCTGCATCACCAATCGCCCATTTTGGATTTTGCTCTACAATGTATTTTTTTGTGCAGACTTTAAAGTCCGGAAATAGCATCTCTTTCGGATTGCTTGCGGCATCAAGAAATATGCAACGATTGTTCGGCTGTGCCGCATACTGTCCGTTGTCTAGTTCAAGAAAGTTATATGATTTATGATCTTCTGGATTCTCGCTATCACCCATATCTAGATGTTCATCTGATGCACAATTGTCAACAGTAAACATATAATTACCTTGATACCATTGTTTATCTTTAGCATAAAATTTGCCACTTAGATTTAATAGAAATGATTTTTGTATTACAGTAAGGTCATACGATAAACAATCCCATATCTGTAAATGATCTAGAGGCAGAAATTTATCTCTATCTAAATCGTGATTTCTACTCACATACGCTTCTAATGGAAGTTTATCATACAATGCTCCATACTCAGGCAAATACGATTCGATGAAGAATGCCCTACGGCTCATTGATTTGATTGATATCCAAATACAAGGTACGTATTCACCAAAGCCTTTTTCAAAATTATAAAGAAATTCTTTTCTTATATAACATCTAACTCTTGGTGTGTTTGCAACTAAAAAACTCATATATTTTTACCAATGCCTTATAACGCCTGCTACAATAAACAGATTCGTTATTATATAGCAAAGTACAATAGTTGTTCTAATAATTGCAACTTTATCCGATTCTTTATCACACTCACTAGATTTGTGTCCTAGTGCTTTTGCCCACAGTCGCCACATGGTTATTGAGTGCAAGTTCTTTCACGATAGATTCTTCCATCGGATTGCTGAATTTCTTTCCAATCAGTACACACTTGAGGTGACTGTTGAATTATAACGGGCTGTTGTTGTACATATATTGGTTGCGGTTGAACATATATGGGTTGTTGTCTTGCAATTTCATATCCAATGACACCGCCGATGATTGTAGGTCCAATCCAACTGTATGGTCTAATTCCATAGCCGTGATGACGGCCGTGATGATGTTGTGCAAATGCTGAAGCAGACACCATCAACAAAAATATAGTTAATAGTTTTTTCATGTTATTCACACCAAGAAGTTTTTGCTTCGCCGTAGTATTCACGGGCTAGCCCGTTTGCAATCAATGCTTGGCGTAAACTTTTTCCGTCTAAGATAACATCACCAAGAAGACGGCCACCATACTTGTCCCAATCCATTACAATGACTTGGCGTTTCTTTGCAGAAGTAACTGCTTTTTTTGTGAATTCAGTAGCCTTTTGTCCCATCACATCTTCTTTTGGGCATTGCGCTCTGAATCCTTTTTCTGGTGTGTCAACACCAAAGACACGGATGCTCAATTCTTTTTTGAGTGGGTCTGGAAGCCAAGGCGCTTCAACCGCAACAGTATCCCCGTCAATCACTCTAGTGATCACAGCGTCATACAAAACTCCTGGTTTTTGTTTTCCTGTTTGTGCGTGTGCATTCAATGCAGAAAATGTAAATCCTGCAACAATCAATGCAAGAGCAAAAAATACATATGTTAATTGTTTCATGCCGCTTTACCCCATACGTCTGCCCAATCACCTTTTGTAGCACCCTTTGCATAATCGGTTGCTCTGTTCTCAAAGAAATTAGTATGCGTTGGCGCATTAATCATTTCTTCAACCCAAGGTAATGGATTTCTTTTAACTTTAAAAATGCCTTTTAGTCCAAGACTGATAAGGCGCCTGTCTGCAATATAACGAATGTACTTCTTAACTTCTTCTGAGGTGAGTCCTTCCATCTCATTGATGCCGAATGCCAAGTCAATAAACTTATCTTCAAGTTCAACCATTCTTTCTGCAATAGTATATATCTTTGATTTAAGTTCATCATTCCAAATTTCAGGGTTTTCTTCTATGTATGTACGAAATAGTTTAATCATACCTTCGCAATGTTGAGTTTCATCAACGATTGACCAAGTTACAATTTGCCCCATGCCTTTCATCTTACCTGTGCGTGGAAAATTCAAAAGCATAATGAATGAAGAGAACAACTGCATACCTTCCGTGAATGCTGAAAATACTGCAATATGTGTAGCAGTAGATTGCAAGTCACCATTCTTATCTGAAATGTCTAACACATAATCGTGTTTGTCTTTCATTTCTTGATATGCTAAGAATTCGTTATATGTTGTATCTGGCAGACCCAATGTTTCAATAAGGTGTGAGTATGCGGCAACGTGCAATGCTTCTCTAGCGGCAAAGCCAAGCAACATCATACGTACTTCTGGTTGCTTGAAGTATGGCAGATAGTTTTTTACATAACCACCAGCAACGTCAATGTCACCTTGAGTAAAGAATCTAAAGATGTTTGTGAGAAAATGTTTCTCTTCTGCACTAAGTTTTTTCTTCCAATCTTTTACGTCTTCAGCCATAGGCACTTCAGTATGCAACCAATGTGATTGTTCATGCTTAAGCCAAGCATCATAAGCCCAAGGATAGTTAAATGGTTTGAAACTATTTCTGTCTTCTAACAAACTACTATTCTTCTTTTTAACCATTTAAAAACTCCGTTAATTTTTCTTTTGTTTGCATACCAATAAGTCTTCCAACTTCAGTATTATTTTCGTCTAACTTGATCAGCGTTGGAACACCACGCACACCATAAAACATTGGTATGTCAGTAGATTGATCGATATCAATCACTTCAATTGGAATATTTGTTTCGATATCAGCAAGTGTCATTGCTAATCCTTTGCATGGTTGACACCATGATGCTGTAAATCTAAGTACTTTCATTTTTTACCCTTAAGTTATTTCCAGTATTTTGAATAATCAATATTATTCCAATACTTTTCATTATTACGATTCCAAAAATTCTTAATAAGATACCAAGTCATACCTGTATATCCCATTATTTCAAATCTTCTACTATCTTGACCAAAATGATGATTCATTAATTTAAATTTTTTCGGATCATATTTTTTCGATAGAAAAAAATCTTCGCTTACTTTATACTTCTCAGAAAATCCATCAAATTCTCTAAATTTATCTGTTCTAGTTAACATGAAAGCACCAACAGCAAAAGGAACTTTATATTTCATAATACTGTTGATTGTGTTAAACAATGTAAATCCAATTTGTGTTCTAACATTTCCATCATAGCATTTAATTTTTAATCCTATAAGATCCAAATTTTTTGATTCAATTGTATTGACAGCATCTCGTATTGCATTATTCTTAAAGAAACGAACATCCGCATCGAGAAATAGTATATATGGTGTCGTAACTAACTTGGCACCACTATTCTTAGCAAATGAAACTGTACCACCGTCAATAATTTCAACGTTCAACTCACCTTTCATCATTTGAATAACCCATCGTGTATTGTCCGTGGAACAATCGGCAATAATGATTCTTGTATTTCCAATTTCTTGTAGACGCAAAGATTCTAATAAATGATGAATATAATTTTCTTCATTTTTACAAGGAACAACTATTGTAATTTTTTCTTCTACGATACTTCTTGACATTTTGTTTGATCTTCTACAGTTACTATTTTTTCCCAATGAATAATTTCCCACGTACCATTCATGTTTTCAACCAATGCTGTACAAGATTCTACCCAATCACCATCATTCATATAAATGATTCCGTCTATTTCTTTTATTTCTGCATGATGTATATGTCCACATATAACACCATCATAACCACGCTTCTTACAGTAGCCCGCTAAATTCTTTTCGAACTGAAATATAAAATCTACTGCTTTTTTGACTTTGTGCTTAAGGAATTTACTAAGACTAAAGTACCCAAAACCAAAACGATGACGTATCCAATTGAACTTACTATTGAGCGATAAAATGAAATCATATGCTTTATCTCCTAAAAATGCTAGCCACGGTGCTAATCTTGTTATACCATCAAACAAGTCACCGTGAGTAACAAGATAATGTTTACCATCAATACCAATGTGTTCTATTTGATTGTGTATTTCTACTAAACCAAAACTAAAACCATATGGTATCATCGGTCTTAGAAATTCATCATGGTTGCCCGCAATGTAAAGAACTCTAGTACCACGTTTAGCATGACCTAATACTCTACGAACAACATTCGTATGACTTTGTTTCCATCGCCATTTGTTCTGTTGAATTCGCCACGCATCTATTATATCACCGACAAGATAAAGTGTATCACACTTATTATGTTTCAAAAAATTATTTAAAAAATCCGCTTTACAGTCATTCGTACCCAAATGCACATCACTAATGAATATGCTTTTGTATTTCATTTTTAACCTTCACATGCAAGACACGCATCGCCATCAATAAGTGCTTTCATATCTAATTCTTTAATTACTTCACGTTCAATGCGTTTTGATACTTTGTCTGCTTTACCAATCTTTTCTGAACGGCAATAGTACAATGTCTTCAAGCCTTGTTTCCACGCTTGAAAGTGTACTGCATGTAAATATTTAATGTTTACATCAGGACGAAAAAACAAATTCAATGATTGTGCTTGGTCAATATACTCTTGTCTATCTGCGGCATGATTGACTAACCAACGTTGGTCAATCTCCATAGATGTTTTGAATACATCTTTCTGCCAATCATCTAAAATATCTAAGTGCTGTACGCTACCATCATTTGCGATAATACTAGACCAGACTGTTTGATATTCATCATCTGATTTTACTACACTCTTGATGATTCTGTCAAGCCACTTGTTCTTGGCTAATGATGACCCCGATAAAGTGTCCTGACGATAAGCATTAGCACGATAAGGTTCGATACTAGGGCTAGTATTTCCCATGATGATAGACGAAGAAGCATTTGGAGCAACAGCCATAAGATGACTGAAACGTTGACCAGTGCCAACAGCATCAAGAGCCTCGCCTCGCTCTTTACCCAATTTAAGATTCGCATCATTGAGTTGTTCCCTTATGTGTTTGAAGATTTGTTTGTTTCTTCCGACTGCAAGTGCGGATTCGAACGGCACGTTATTTCGTTGTAGATAAGCATGAAACCCAAGAGCGCCGATGCCAATACTGCGCTCACGTATGGCAGAGAACCTTGCACGTTCAACGGCGGCAGGAGCATTATCGATAAAATACTGAAGAACATTATCAAGCATTTCTGCAATATCAGCAAGGAATAGAGGATCATTTTTCCACTCATCATAGTACTCCAAGTTAACTGAAGACAAACAACATACTGCTGTTCTATCTTTATCTGTAGGCAAAATAATTTCAGAACAAAGATTACTTTGCTTAATACTTAGTCCCAAGTCTTTTTGAAACTGTGGCATAGCACGATTGCTTGCGTCAATGAAGTGTAGATATGGTTCACCAGTCTGCATACGAATGTCAAGTATACGTTGCCACAAATCTTTAGCAGAAACAACTTCACGCAATTCATTACTGTGTGGGTCTCTTAATTCCCAAGAATCATCTGCGTCTTTATCTTGCATACAATTCTCAACGATTTGCATGAATGAATCTGGAATGTTGATGCCGTGATGCAAGTTCAATGTACGTAAATTGGGATCGCCCGTAGGCTTTCTCATTTCAAGAAATAGAAGAATGTCTGGATGAGAAATATCAAGATAAGTAGCATAGGAACCACGGCGAGTCCTACCTTGTCTATAAGCGAGAGATGATGCGTCATATGTGCGAAGGTGCGGCATGACTCCAACCGATTTATCATCCGAACTGCGAATGCCGACACCGATGCCGACACCACCACCCAACATCGATAACCAATTGACTTCAGCGAGGCAATTGACAAGCCCTTCTGCACTATCGTGTAGATATGGAAGAAAACATGAAATAGGGAGCCCACGACTACTGCGACCAAAAGAAAGAATGGGAGTAGAATAAGACAACCAATGCCTACTGCTGTATTCGTATAATCGCTGTGCGTGTTCTGGATTGGAACCAAACGCTTTTGATACATGTGCAAATCTTTCTTGTGGAGAAGTTTCATCTTCTCTCATATAACTTTCTTTTAATCGTTTAATTCCTAATTCATCAAACAATGAATCTCTACTATAATCGATTACGATTTCTTTTGTCATTCAATTTCCTTCTCTTATACTTTTAATTATTGGAAATACATTTGCAATTACTTCTGCACATGCTCTTGCAATCTCTGCGTGTTCTTTTTGTGTTCCATTACCATCTCTCAAATCAATGTAGTGAATCCATGATCTAAGTGTACCATTCACATACAATCTTGATACAGTAAGTCCTTCTGGCAATACTGCTCTTGCTTGTTCTTTTGCAATACCATTCTTAATCGCCCACTCATATTCTTTTTTAACTGCGTATAGCACTCGCTTTTGAGAACGTTCCCAGTCATATGCTAATAGTCTTTGCTTTTCATCAGACATATCAAGTTCTACAGAATTCTGACGATTCTTTGTATCCTGCATTCTCGCTTCACGCAAAACAAATGCGTTATCTAACTCTGCTGTTGGATCTGCGTATCGTTGACTAAATTCTTGAAACGAAAAACTTCTATGTCTCAAGAGTTGTCTTGCAATGTCTCTTGTTGTCTCAACTTCAATACATGCGGAGACCATTTCCAGTGGACTCCAATGCTTGTGTTTGATGAGGTATTTGATGAGTCTTTCTGAAGTTTCAGAATTGACTTGATTGGAGGGATTAGAGACTCTTGCACAATATGCAACGAGGTCTTGTAAGTTTGGTAGTTCGAATTCAAATTCATCTTGTTTACTCGGATCGATTGCTTGTTGTGAATAACTTATTAATTTTACGCTCATCTTAACTTCCATATGTTGAATTCGAGTAATGCTTTGGGACCAGAAAAAGTATTTTTATTTATTGTCTCAATGATTTCATCTTGAGTTTTATCTGCAAGAATCATCTCATTAATATCTTTTTCTTTGTATGATTTAGGCCAAATACAGACGCTTGCGCCTGCATCAATTGCATCTCCAATTTCTTTTACGATTTCTTTATTTCTAGGTTCATTGTCATAGATAAGAACTAACTTATCTTTAGGCAAATGATTTAATGCATACTTTAAATTAGAGTTTCCAACTGCGACTGCATTTGGAAGAAACAAACTATCAATAGGTCCTTCAGTAACAAAAATAGTCTGTGATCTATCTATCCCATTCATATTGTAAATCATAGGCAAATCATCTTTTATTTTCACTACAAGATATCTTTGTTTCTCACCACGCAATGCACGGCACGAAAGTCCAACTAGTTCGTTTTCACTATCATAAAAAGGCAATACAAGTCTAGGCTCATTCGTTACAATTTTATCATCATAGTTTGGTGAAAATAACTTTAACTTTTGAACATCTTCAACATAGTATAAAGTCTTTAATTTATCATTTGGGATTTTTCTAGAACGTGCGTAAACAAGGGATTCATGATTCTCATTAAATTTAATTATCGCAGTCAATACGCCTTTGAAGTTATCAGACTTATTACTACCGAATACGACAGGCTTAAAAATGAATCCGTGTTCTTTGTGTGCTTTGCGACCCGTGTCACCTTCTTTGTATCGTTCTAAACAATACTCTTTATATAAGTTGGGATCAATGGCTTTGATAAGATTTCCGAGTGACATACTAGCCGAACAATTGTGGCACTTGTAAAATAGCCCACCTTTTTTGGCAAAAATATAACCCCTCGCTTTGTTACGATTCGTTTGAGAATCTCCACAAATGGGGCATCGGAAATTGTAAGTGTAATCGTCCTTACGAACGAATTTGTCCAGACGGACAGAGAGTGTACCAACGTACTTTTGATCAACCCAAATACTCATAAATGTTTCTCATAATATACAAATTTTACGTAATGTACATTATAACGTACATTACGTGAGAAGTCAAGTTAACCGAAAATCTTTGATATATGTTCGATTTTAATATTGGATAGTACCCATGCAAGAACTACGATGCCACCAGCGGCCATCCATTTCCATTCCATAATTTTACGCAATTCGTTATCTTCTTTACGATTGTGTTCCTGAATTTCTTCACGTAATGCTTTAATCTCATCCATAATTCTACGTTCTGTCAATTCGACTTTATCTGACACATCACGACTGATTGTAGTAATTCTAGAATGTAATTCTTTGATATCTGCGTTTGTATCCGATTTTCTTTTTTCCATATCGTTGTAAATTTGATTGACCATACGGTCGTGGTTATCTACCAGTTTTTCGATAACTGAGTCCATTTTACCACATAACTGTGTGAGTGTCAAGATTTGATTCTTTAACACTTCAACATCTACTTTTATTTCTACCAGGTCACTCATTTCTTTAATGTCTCGAAAATTATTTTTTGAGTTTCGTACCATTCTATCCAAGCATCGTTTCTAACTGCACATTCGTAATACGTTGTATAGTTTTCGGTTATTATCTTGGCCATGTCGGACAATTTAGCCTCTTCGTTTAAAGTTTTTAACTGAGGGCATCTGACTTTTATTCTGTCTGGCGCATCAGGAAATTTTACTGTTACGGGAACGACAGTTGAACACCCTGTTACTAATATAAGCAATAAAGGTGCAAGGTATTTATTTAACATCTCTACGCTCCTTTGCCGCATCATTATGTGCTATGAAAAATTCTTTAGGTAACTCACATATACCACCTGGTGCAAATTTAGCGTCATACTTTACAACTTCTCTGTCAACATACTTTATGACTTCGTTACCTTGCACTCTAACGATTTCAAGTTTCTTAACTACTTTTTCAACAATCTTTATATTTTCTTTGGCAGACTGCACTTGAACTTCTGCAACTTTTGCTTCAACATCTTTTACTTTAGCAAGCCATGCGTTATTGTCTGCTATAGCACCAAGCATGTATGTACCAAAACATAATGCAATAACAGATAACAACTGAATTGGGATTCTATACGTTGATAGAAATGGAATAAATTTTAAAGCATATGTCGCAAGCAGTCCGAGAAATCCTCCAAAGAAGATTACACCGAAAACCCAATTAGGCAACCACTCTAAAATCCACATAGTGATTACTCTTTACTTGCGAATAGAGAACGTACTTTGTCTTCTATTGTTTTAGCCCATGCTGGTTGTGGAAAGTGCCAACCAACAAATGCACCGATTAAAATCCAAAAAATTGTTTCTAACATTTCATTTCCTTTCGAATTGTTCTGTAAACATTCCGCTACGCCCATAGCGTAAGAATGTCATAGCACCAGTCTTATCGTCTTGAAGAATGATTGGACGCTTTGGATACTTTCTTCCGTATTGTCTAATTGCATCACCAACTTCATCCGATCCAACATATTTCTCATACTTAAGATATTTCTTCTTACCTAATCGTGCTTTGTTGATTCGTTCTGTATCAACAACAAACACATGATTCTTTCCAAATCTTCTTAAGAATGCGGCTTGTGCGCCTTTACCCATTGGGGGATCACCAGTGGTGCCTGCAATGTTTCCACCACCAACAGCATTTGCTGGTGCATCTTCTTCAACCTTTGCTTCAGTCAAATAACTTTGATTGTAGTATGCAACAAAGCCTTCTTCAAGTGTCTCTTCAGTTATATTCTTTTCTTCTTTAACAAGATACAATGCGGCCGCATAGTTTGCAAGTCTAGTTTTACCAAATGGTAATTTTTCTAAAACTTTTTTCAGTTTCAAAATTAATAGGTCAAATTTAGTGAACGAATTGTCTTGATCAATTGATCTCTTCTCTTGTGGAACGACAACATTACCCTCTGCATCAATGACACCAGTAGTGTATGCATCCCATTCAGTATATGGTGTAGTGAATAGTCTAAGTATTCTATACACCAAATATAAATCTACTAAATTTGCCATTAAATCTTCTTCTTTAATTCGTTATACAAGCCTAAATCTAGATAGTCTAAATTTTCGGCATCGATATATTTTAGAAAGAGTAAAAATGCATTTAATATATCGTGATTGTGTTCATCAACTTTATACTGTAGCATGTTGACAGTTGCCTCTACTCCAAAAACATTTGAAAGAGAGATGATGTGATTAAGTATCAATCGCTCTTTCAGTTCTTTCTTATCTGCGTATTTGTTTATAAGTCTCTTAATGTACTTGATTGTTTTTAGATCATCAAGAAACTCTAGAACAGATATGCAATTTGGATTAAAATAATGACTTACTGCATACTCATCAAAATTGTCATCATTTAATAATATAGACATTTTTAGAAGGTACTCAACGATACTCTCTTAATGTGTGTTGCGTTAGCGGCAATGTAAAGATAGTTTGCATCCCACGTAATTGTACCTACACCCCAACCGACAGCAGTATTGTTACTGCTTGCTGGTGTTTGAGTTGTGCGAATACGAATTGCATCAGAATTGATATCAAGTGCTTCTGTTGGAGCATTTGTCATAATACCGATTGCATCAGCAGATGCATCAACATAAAACATGTTTGTTTGATTATCTGACGCAATCTTAGTGTCGGAATCTGCACCAGTACTATTAATGCTAACGCCTTTAGTGATCGTTACATTATTTGATGTAGTGAGGGTGAAGTTGTTTGCTGTTAACGATGTATCGGCAGTTGACGTTAGGTTAATAGTAGTTACACTTAGACCTGATGTTTTACCGAATAAATCTTCAACTGTGATTTTTTTACTGATTGGTGAACCTGATGGATCATCGATGATTAGAAGTAAATCATTATTTGCTGGTGCAGTCAATGCTGTTAACTGCGTGACTTTTTTATCTGCCATTTTTCTTCCTTAATGTAAACCCAATTGAATGGGAATGCTAATTCCGGGACTCGGACCAAAAGGGGCGATGGTTTTATCCATCACCCCATATAAGATTAAACTGTTGTCAATGTTGCGTTTGAAGTTACAACGTTCGCTGAAATACTTGGGCCAGACATTGTGCAACGGAATATTGCGTTGGAAAGTCCACCGCCACCAGCCGCAATCGTATTGTTTGCAATATTCAATGTTGCTGTATTTGAATTTGTGTATGTGCCAGTGTCTGTCAAGTTTACAAATGCTGAACTTGTGTTTGCGGCACGTTGCCATCTGTAATTCAAAGTATTTGCGGCTGGATAGATTATTGCACTAACCGTAAATGTAACAGCACTATTATTAGCGGCGCTACTATTACTTGGTTGTGTCAATATTCTAATAACGCTATCGCCAAATACTGTATCTTCAGCATCACCAGTAATGCTGTTCATTGCAATTAAATTTTCAGATTTTCTACGGGCATTGCCGTGCATGTCTGTGTATGTGTATGCTAGTGTCCAACCTGCTTCACCTTGTGCGCCAGGACCCGCTTCGTTAGCATCAACACCAAAAAGTAATGTTGTGTTTGCTTGCTGTGAACTTTGAACAGTTGCACTATTAGCGGCTAACCACTTTGGTGTGTCTTGTCCTGTAACACTTCCTGCAACGTTAGCCGCAGTCCATGCTGGTTCAAAAGTCAATACTGTATTGCTTGTGATTCCAACAATTTTGCGTCTTGTTCCAGCAAGAACAAATGTGTCACCAACTTCAACTTCTGTTGTAAAAACAGTTGATGTGCCTGTTAGTGTTGTAGTATTAACAGTACTGTTTGCAAATGCAGTTCCTGTTAGGTTAAATGTATCTCTGCTTCCCCATAGTGCCATGGTGTTCTCCTTTAATATCCTAGTTTTCTTAATTGTGAAATAGTGTTCATACTATTTATATGTCTTATTCCAATTCCTCCTGCTGAAACCCATTCTTTGATGTTTTTTTCGTAATCATCAATCAAAAGATTTGGTTTTCCTTCATTTGTGACTGCAAATTTTCGCTTATCTTCCCTAGGAACAAGGTAAATATGCTCAACTGTGCCCAAATGTTTTCTGACCCATTCAATCTTTTCGGGTTTGCATGAAGCCATGCGTTTTGATGGTGTAGATAATATATATGGATTATAAGATTTTATATATCTCCACAACATCATAGCATCAGGCATCGGTTCTAGATTAGCCCAAAATTTTGGCACCTTACTGAGTGCTTCCCATTTTAAATCTTTTTCTGTGTGCTGAAAAGTCTCTAGTCCTTGTGCGGTTAGTACTTTGTTAGCACCACCCATAAAGTTGACTAGAACCTGATCCATGTCACAATAGATTTGCGGTAGTTCGTTCATTTATTTTACTTGATTCAATTCTGGATTAATCGTAACTGGTTCTTGTTTACCAGAAAGTTTTTCGCCTTGCTTGATAGATTTCTTCTTATCATTTGCTGTGGCTTCTTTACTATCTTTCTTTTCTTCGTCAATCTCATTCATTGAAATGTTATTGATTGTTTTAATCTTAACATTAGATTTAATTCCTAAAGACTTGAATGCTTTGTCAAACTTTTTTGCTAGTTTGTCTCCACCAGTCTTGAACTCAGGAACTTTCTCTTCTGTTGGTTCACCGAGCCATTTAGCGACACCAGTTTTAGTTGTTTGACCTTTTGTGATTTTCTTTGTCGTGGCATTGATTGAAATATCGTTTGCTTCGTTTTTAGTAGCCATTGCTTTTCTAGCGGCTAATGCGGCAATCTTTGCACGTTTGGCAGCCGCTTCTTTATCGTGTGGCTTGTCGCTTGGCTTAACATTCTTGTCGTATGCATCACTTTCTTCCATGTCTTTAGGCTTCTTACCCGCCTTCTTCATAGCAATAGCGATAGCCGCTTGCTGTGCAGGTGAAGATGCTTCATCTACAGATTCAATGTACATGTTCAATTCATACTTATGATTGTCCATGTTGTAAACTTGTAAATGCAATTTCTTTTTAGACTCTTTGCCATCTTTCATTAGATTAACAGAGAATGAATTTGTCTTACCAGCAGACGGCTTCTTAGGACCAGTAGCAACTTTGTCGTGCCAATCGTCCATGTCTACTTCAAAGCCACGCTTCTCTGCTTGCTTAATAGCAGTCTGTACTGCACCAGAATAGTCTTTGTGATAAACTTCGTAGTCAGATTTTTCTTGCAAGTCAGTTTCTTCTTTACGCAACTTTGCTAAATCTGAACCATCAATCTTACCATTCTTGTTCTTGTCTAATTCTTTTTGTTTTGGTGACAATTCTTCAGTCTTCTTACGCAAGTGTGCTAGATCAAACCCATCAATCTTGCCGTTCTTGTTTTTATCAATTTCTTTTTGTTTTGGCGACAACTCTTCATTTGTTTTCTTACCATGCATGTCAACTAGTTGTTTAACATAGAAATTATAATGACTACGGCGGTCATTGTATTCTCTTTCTCCAAGCACAGTCTTTAGTGCTTGCACAGCGTCTTTTAATTCTGAACCTTGCATTATTTTTAATGCGTCAGTAATCAATGAATCAACTCTTTGTGAAGCCTCCGACATACCCTGCTTTGCATCATTGTCGAATTGTTTTCTAGTTGCTTTCATAATGCCAGAGAAACGCTTGTTACCTTTTTTAGTATCGCCTGCTTTGTCTGCTTTAGATGCGTCTTCGCCTGCTTTCTTTTTGTAGTCTCCAAGTTTTTCATTAGACAATTCAGCAATTTGAACGTCTTCTTTTTTATATAACTTAGTGTCTACTCTACGATTTTGATTTGCACCTTTTTTGGCTGGTGCTTTATCTTTAGGATGAATTTCGGGTTTGTTATCATCGTCATGTCCTGAATATCCAGCGGCCGCAGATTTCTCTGAACCATATGTGCCTTTGTGAACATAACGCCCACCTTTGTCTGACATATATTCTTTAATGCTTCTACCTTCATTTGCAGGCTTACGGCGTGCAACACGATTCTGTGCAAGTTTAGAAACAAATTTAACACCAGCATTTGCAAGTGCTTCTAATGACTTTGCGTCTAATCTATCAAGCATAGCAATCAACTTCTTGTATGTGTCACTTGATGGATCAATTGTATTGATCTTAGAGTACTCTGCCTTCAAAGCGGCAATTTGAGATGCGCTAAACGATTCTGTCATATCTGCTTCCTCTTTAACTTTAACTGCGGATTTTTTCTTTTGCAAAGCAATACGTTCTTTTTCTTGCTTCAACCTTAATTCTGCGGCTTGAAGATTTAACTTCGCACGTTTCTGTTGATCTTGCGTATCTTTAATAGAAGTGCCAGAACCAACTTCTGCTTCTGTTACACTTTTAAATTTATCTAATAATCTCATTCTTGTCTCCAATTTACTTATATTATTATACGGCTAATGATGATGTTTCGTAAGAACCACTAATATCAAAGTGGCTAACGTTTGATGTTGCATTAACTGGCGTAGTTGATTTCCATGCTAAGTCTGTTGTACTGCCAGAATAATAAAGCAACATCGTTGTATTTGATACATCATCAATGTCAGTAATTCCAGCAATGTGATATAACGCATTGTTTGCTGGATTAGCAGGTTTACTGTGCAATGTGCCACCACGAATTGTTACTGTTGATGCAACAGGAAAAGGTAATGTTACTTGATATTGACTAGCATTTCCAAAATCTGATGTATTTGCAAAATTAACATTGACTCTAAAATGAACAATTGCACCCTGTTTAACATAAGCGCCAGTTGTTGCGGTACCAGATAACGTATTACCAGATACAGTTTTAAATTGAGGAGAATATGATGTGCTAACAGAAGAAACGCCAAATGGTATGCCACCAGGAGTTACACCATTGGATAGCCTCATTGCTGATGTGCCGTCTACATCATAGAATACTTCACCAGTTGTACCGATATAAGTATTCGCCTGTGTGCCGCCCATTTTGTCGGCAAATATTTTGAATGTTGTATTAGTTGACATTTATATTTCCGACTTAATCTAAATCGCTTACGCTTTTGTCTGAACGCCACATTTGGCAAGACCAGTAGTTTGCTTTCCATTTTGGTCCAGGATTATCGCAACCGTGTCTAGCACGATAACTCTTTAATCTCTCAGGATCATCACGTTTGATTTCCATATTGGGATCACCAAAACGAACAACAACAACTTTACCATTTGGTCCCATAGTGTAGACACCAAACTTCTTTGGACCATCAGGTGTTCTAAATGGATCATTCATCTTAACGGACTTACCTTGATATTCTGCTTCGTTGACAACTTGTTCCCAATCAACTTCTTCTGCTACTTCTTCGCTAACAGGAACACAATTTGGAACACTCTTACCATTTTTCATTTTTGTTCCAACTTGCTTGTATCCATCCCAACATGTACTGCCGTCCGAACCTTCTTCTATGCAATCATCACAACATGCATCTTCTTTTTGATGATCTGCAAGTTGAACGTCTGTTGGTTGACCAGGAGTGTCTGCGGCATACTTTTGACGCAATGCATCTGTACCCCACTCTAATGCTTCAGCAAATTTAGAAAACTGTTCATTTGATCTCACTTTAGATGCTAAGTCGCTATCTGCTTTGCCCCAAGTGCCAGAACCTTTTGTGATAAATGAATTGACTCTAGCGAATGCCCATTGTTGTGGTGTTGTTCCAGGACGATGCCCACCTTGCCATGCGGCCATACCACGATCATAAACCTTTTTCAATATACCATAAGAAATGCCAGACTTTTCCGATTTCTTTTTAAGCCCTTCAATCTCTTCTAAGAGTGGCTTGAATTCTTCGTAGTATTGACCAAAATCTTCTGCTTCTATGCCATCAAGATAGTCATCAAGTTCACCGCTATACTCACCATCATCGTCTTCTTCTTCGCCATCATCAGAATATTCGTCTTCAAATTCTAGATAGTCATAGACAGTTGAAATGTAATCAGATGCTTTTGTAATTTTAGAGAGAACCCATTGTTCTGGTTCTTCGTCCATCATATCTAATTTTTCAATTAAATCTTCTGCGTCATCTACAATGTTTGCGAGTTCAATTTGTGCCATTCTGATACCATCTGACTCAGTATCGTCATAGTCTTCTTCATAGTCATCATAGTCTTCGCCAATCAATTTCATACCAGTTACATCTTGAATTAACTTCCAAGCGGCAGTTTGATTTTTATCGGCAATCAGTTTTTTAAGTTTTTCTTTTTGATCTTTTGTTGCAACTTCAAAGAACTTCATCATTTCCATCATGCCAATGTTGCCTTTGTATGCGGCTTCATAGACAGATTCTCTTTGCAATTGTGTCTTTGTCATTCTAAACAATGCGTCACTTGATGTTACCATATCAAGTAATGTTGTCAGCAAATCATTTGTTGCATTACGCTCCGTTGGACTTAGTGTGTCACCAGACTTTAATTTTTCAACTGAACGTTTGATAACTGTTAGTAATGCTTTGTCTGCTAGACCCATGCGAACCAATTGGTCTAGCCTAGACATTTCTTTTTTATCAACTGCTTCACCATACATCTGTTTGAATTTGAGTGTGTGCTTAGATTGTTGCATACCCTTTTCACGGGCTTCTTTATCACCAGGCGCATCTTTGTATGCACTCTTATCGGAATCCGATTTAGGTCCATTTACTGCAAAGTGTGATGCTCTAGCATCTTTCGTATTTTTATCTAAGCCTTTGTAATATTTACTTGGCTGTGTTCCTTCTTTATCTTTAACATCTTTGTCTTGCGGTAGAGTTGGCTTCTCAACAATGAAGTTTGAAAAAACAACATTAACGTCTTCTTTACGCATTGATGCTTGTTGTCTACGTTGAATTTCCAACTGCCTGACTTGAGGTATTAGTCTTGTTGCAATCTTTTTAATAACTGGCGTGATCTTTTGCAATCGTGTATCGATAGTAATCTTTTCGCCAGCACTTAAATCTGCATAATGTTTACCGCCAGCAAGTCTATCACGGAACATCTGATAAGCACGATTGATTGCTCTTCGTTGCAATGTTTTAGCATTACCACTACGCTTTAATGACATAGCCCTTGCTCTTGCAAGTCTTTTTGACATACGCCTTGCTCTATTCGCTCTACCCATTCTAGCAGAGTAACTCAGTACTGCTTCGTTTTGTTCTAATTCTTCTTTCAAATTCATCCCCTTTTTAACTGCGTCAAATAATGCTTTGGCATCTTTGTCCGACAATTTTGATGGTACACCTTGTTTAAAACTATTGAAGTCATTGGATGCAACAAAGCCACGCATCTTAGAACCTGACATACCAGTTACGCCTTCTGCATCAGGATCACGTTCGCCGGCTGAAATAACTTCAATAGTTTTAAAGGTAAAATCTTTACCATTGTACTTATTTAATAATGTTTTGAATTCTGGAATTCGATCACTACCTACGACAACAACTAGCGTATCATATTTACCAGACAACTCTTTAGCAACTTCAATGATTGTTCTTGCGGCTGAATTCTGAACCATAGGTCCGAATGCTTTCTTTGCGAACTTAACTTTTGTTGCAAAGTCTAGGGGATCTTTTTTGGGATTTGTACTGTGGGAAAGATACAGTTTAGCATCGGCATTGCGCTTGAATGCTTCGTTCTTGATTTTATCGGCTAGTTTTTCATGACCGTTTGTCATTGGGTTCATGCGCCCGAATGACGTAACTACTGTTTCTTTCATGGAGTTTTCCTTAGACTTATCCCAAACAGGTTTGCCTTAGCCTTACTGTTCAATATCATTTATTTATAATTACCTTTATTTACAGCATATCTGCCTAGTATTTACGTGTCCCGAGTTATACATAAAGGTGTCCGGTTTCAATTTAAACCTTATTACCTCTGCCAACCTTTAATAACATCAGGCGAGAAATTAGCGTAACTGAACTGCATTCTGTCAACCAGTTTGACTGCATTGCCTTTAATCTTATCGATTGCTACGTATCCCTCAACACCAGTCACTTCGTAGCCTTTCTTTGTCAACAAGAAAGTATTCAACGTCTTAACTTCATCCATCTTCTTAATTAGAATCAACTTCGCTTCTGCTAAGAGATTCATCATTGTGAAAATGTCTTCTAAGTGTGTTTTGTTTTTGGCAGAGAAAAACTTCAAAACGTTTTGTTTCTTTAGCATTTGAGTAGCACGACCTTTTTCGCCTTTGCCTTCTGCTTGCTTTTCATAATATGAATCAACGTAGTCAATCAATTCTGCTACGTGCGTTTTTACGTTTGTGATTTTTAACTGTTGACGCACTTTAGAGTTGTTGAATGTTTTGATTCTTTCAATCAAATCTGCATCTGAGTTGATGTAGTTTAGAGTTTTAGCATCCAACTTTTGAAATATTTTACCTGCTTGGGATAGAATTGCTGTTACTTGATTAGTTTCTTCCTGTGTCATTGTTGCTTTACCCGACACATCATGATAATCTACGCCTGTCATCCAAACGTTAGGATTTTGTGTGAGTGAGCCGATAACATCCTTACCAAAGACTGCTTTCATTGTTTCAAATGAATTGCCTTCGTAAATTGTGTGCCATACGACACCAATTTTTGCTCTTTTTATGTTCTTAGCGAGTTCACTTTCTGCTGGAACTGCGTATACAATTGTATTCGGATGAAATGTTACATACGATTCGCCATCAATTGTTTCTGTTTTTAAATCGTTTGCAGTAAACAATAAGTCGCCTTGAATGACGCCTTTGATTCCTATCTTAGGCAACCACATTAAACATGCTTTGAGTTTTTCTGCTAGATCGCCTGAAGTGTCTGCTTCAATATCAGCAAATGTTTTATAGACTTTTGGATTTTTATTGAAGACACCCTTCTTCGCAACAAAGAATTTGCCGTCTGTTGGGTCTTGTCCTGCGAATACTGCTGGCGCACCATCCCATTTGACTGTAACGTCAACTTTCTTTTCGGAATGACCGGCAAGCATGTCACGTACTGCTCTGAGTGCGTTTATGCTGTCTCTTGTGCCTTGAACACCACCATTTAGAACATCGTCTTCCGCATGTTCCATGTGTGTGTTTTTTTGTTCTATAAGATAATCAGTAAATTTTTTCATTAGAGTCCACCGTTGCGATGGACTATTTATAATTATCTACGCATTAACGCTTGGTCTTTTGCATCATCATCGGAGAAGATGGGTACTGCATTAGATTTATGTAACGTGCCAATCCCAATCATCTTGTCGCCAGTGTAAACTTTGCCATAAACAGGCTTAGTGCAATTGTCACCGAATGTTGCTAAACTAGGATGACGTACAGTTTCACGTACATATGGTTTTGGAGGTTTGTATGCTTCTACCTCTTTAGGTTTTTTAAACCCTTTAGAGAATGAAGTTGTCGGCAAGGAATCTTTCCACTTCTGATATTCCGCCATCTTCTTTGCGGGAACTTTTTTCTTTTTTGATTTTTGATATGTGTATATTAGCATCGTTTTCAATCAATGTGTTTACAAAATCTAACAATAATTTATGGTTTCTTTCTTCATGCCAATGTTTTGATAAGTATGCTCTAGGGTTTTCATACCAATACTTTTGACTCTCTGGATGACAACCTATTATACCTACTCTGTTTTGAATGATTGCCATAGCATCACCATTTGCATAAGTAGATACTATTTTAGCACGTTCTAGATCACCTGTCAATGCACATCCATCATAGAAGAAAATCGTTTCAGGTTTGCCGTTCCATGTTACATTTGCTACGGTAGAATATGATCTGCGAATGTCTGCTGTTTTTTGTTTAATATATTGAACAGGTTCAATGCCGTCTAATATATCAAAATACTCACTTCCAGCCCAATACGCACCCATGCATATTCCTAGATAATATCCTTTAGACTCTACAAAATCTGCTATCATGTTAGCACGTTTGCGTCTAAAGAATTTATCATAAGAACTTACATCACCGATACCTCCAGGAAATGCAACAATATCTGTAGTGTTTAAAACTGTGGATAAATCATCATCGATATTGAATAAATTAATATTGTAATTTGGCAACAAAGCCTTAATCATACCCTCACAACAATCCTGAGAACATTCTGGATGATTGATGAAAATTGATATAGTTTTCATTAAGCCATTTTATCTACATTCTGTCCATTACGATTCATCATACGATTATTTTCAATTCGTGCTTGTTCTGCCACTTCACGTATTTGTTTATTTCTACGTTCTTCTAGTCTTAATTCGTCAAGTCTGCGTTCTGCATTTTTAATTTGCATGTTACGATATATCTCAGCATTGTATTCTGCAATTCGATTAATAGTTGTCATTTGAATACCAGTAGTGCTAATACAATTGATTGTAAGAAAAATCCTAAACCATTACTTACCATATACAGCCGATCTTTAACGATAGCAGAACGAATAAAGAATAAGAGTAATCCAGACCAGATAAAAAGTACCATGCTTAATGGAGGCAATGCAACCGCATCACCCATAATAGCACCATACGTGATTGGCAAAGTAGAACCGTGAATTAACACAAGTCCTAGCCAACCACATATCTCACCAAAGTTTAAAACGATTTTTTGCCAAATTTCTGAGAATTTAATATTGTACATTATTGAAGCCCTTTTCATTATTACATCATAACTCATCTTGGGTGGTAAGTCAAGTTCTTTCTCAGAAGTGTTGTTTTTATGCAACATCATACTTTAAACCCCTGAAAGTTTCTCGACCTCTCACGTTTACCAAAATCAGTCTTATCAAACGCTGGACCAGTATCAACTTGTCCACTATCTGAGATATCAGATTGTGCGCTTTGCTCAACATCATAAAGTTTCATTTTTGCTCTATCAACACCGATAACAAATCTTTTATTAGTGGTTGGATCATTGTATCGATTCTTTAATTGCTTGACCATGATTTGATTCATTGCTTCAAGTTCTTCAGTACTAATCAAAGCAAACATCAAGTCAGCAGTAGCAGGCAGACCAAATGATTCTGAAGTATCTTCAAGTCCAACGTCTGAGTTTGTGAAACCACTTCTCGTTGTTTGTGTAGCAGAAACAACTGGCACTTTATGTTCAACTGCAAGCCCACGCAATTCTTCTGCAATTGCTTTAATGTATGTGTAAGAGTTTACACTATTACCTTGCTTGACACGGGAAGATGAACAGATATTCAAGTAATCGATGTAGATGATATCGGGAATGAATTGTCGTTTCAATTTCAACTCATTCAACAAGTGCTTGAAGTGCGTTACGTTTGCACTAGCAGTTGGATATTCTTTAATGATCAACTTACCATCTGTCTTCTCACGAATACGATCAACTTTACTAATGTAAGTTTCTTTTGCAACACCAATCAGTCTGTCAACTTCAACGTTCATTAAGTTAGCATCGATACGTTCTGCAATACGTTCTTCAGCCATTTCAAGTGTAATGTACAAAACGTTTTTGCCGATTGTAAGATTGGCTGCCGCACAATGACACATGAACAATGACTTACCAACACCAGTGCCAGCAAGAACAATGTTTAAAGATTTTTGTGGGAGTCCACCTTTAGTGATTCGATTTAAGTAATCTAAGTCAAAGGGAATACGTTGTTCGACTCTATGGTAAAAGTCATAGCGGTCTTCAGCATCATCAATAAAATCATGCCCAACATGATTATCAAATGATACCGATAAAGCATCGGCGAGGATTGACGGGATCGCACCTTTGTCGAGTTTCTCTTTTGTATCAATCTTGTTATCCAAGATTTGAATCGATTGCATAATGCCATTGTAGATTGCTTTCTCTTGACAAAAACCTTCTGTTGCATCTACTAACCAATTTGTATCACCGATATCTTCGTGAACACAAACTTCATCAACTAACGAAATTGTTTTCTTATGTTGTTCGTCTGTTAGATTAACTTTCTTGTCAATCTCAATTACTAATGCTTCTTTTGTTGGCATCGTATTGTACTTAAGAACATAACCATTGATTTGTTCGTACAACATTTTTTCTGAAGATTCGGAAAAATATTCTGCTTTGATAAAAGGCAGAACCTTGCGTGTATACTTATCGTCCAATATCAGATGCTTTAGAATCTTCTTCTCTAAGTTCATTTTTATACCTTTTCTCTGCTTCAACTAGGGACACTCTAAGAATGTCATTGAGAATGACACCTAAGACTTTTTCAAACTCTTCATTGCCATGAAGATTTTTACTCTCTTCATTCATTATATCATAGTTGAAACTAATTGAATACGTCCCATCAGGATTTTCTTCTTCGGCAAATGTAATTTCGCCAAAATGAAATTCGGTATCTTTAAATTCGCCAGTGGTAATCTTAATCGTTGCGATAACATCTTGTTCTCGGTATCGAACATCTGTCTCTGTAATAATATAATCTTCATCAATTTTCATTTTTAAAGTCCGCTAACATTCACATTAACTGTTATACGATTTTTATGATTCACTGGACTATTAGATGCGTGATATAAATCTCCATTAAAAACAACCAAACGTCCTGCTTTAGGTTCAATAGTTTTCTTTACTGTCCAAGGCGCACTCTTCTCATTAAAAATAATTGTATCGCCATCAGAATCATTTGCGAAATAAAGAAAAACTGAATGTTTTTTATTATCATCTTTATGTGGAGTGTGATATGATTTCTTTTCAGAATCTTTAATAGTTGGATACAAATTTGTCTTGCATCGCAAAATATTTACGCCACCCTCAAATGCATGTTCATTGCGTAGTTTGTGAACGCCAATATTAACAATAAATTTACAAATTTCAAACCAGTCAGATTGAGTTCCATCTGGATGAAGAAGCCAATGCGTAAAGAATGGTGCTTCATATGAATGATCATCATTCAATTTAACATATTCATATTGAGGTGGATGTGTTGTATCTTGTGAGTGCCAACTGAAGTTTGAATTCAATACCTCATTTTGAATTTTTTCAATATCTTCTTCATTAAGAAAATTGTCAATAACAATGATCTCATTGTCACCCGTTAAAAAGTCATTAATCTTCATTTGTCAACTCCACTTCGTTATCTTCGACACTACCAACACTATCTTGTCCATATAAGAATTCTTTCTTACATGCTTCATCAATTTGATCCAAGATATCTTTAGTGAAATACTTTTCTGGTTCTTCGTTGATGTTCTTACCAAACACTTTTACGCCATTAGACAATTCATAACGTGTAGATACTTTCTTGATGATGCCATACTTCTCTGCGATATCAAGCAAACCATAATAACGATCTAAGCCTGTGCTGTACGTAATCTTAATCTCAACTTGAGAGTTCTCTTTAGTCAAACGTGATTTCTGCAACTTACAACGAACGATATTACCAACAACTTCAGTACCATCTTTGTCTTTACGCTTAGACAAGAAAACGATTGTTGATGCTGTGTACTTCAAGCCAGAACCACCAGACATTTCTTTCATTGGCACATATGAACCAACAACATCATAAACGTGATTTGTTACAATCAAAGGCACACCAATCTTAGCAAGTTTTAAATTCAATACACGAAATGTTGCTTTGAGAATTGCACTCTTAGTCATGTCTTTTGTTTCTTTACCTTCAGCAGTATCTTCCATTTCTTTCGTAGAAGACAACTGCCCAAGTGAATCAAGAACCATCATCATTGGTTTACGTTTTGCTTCTGGTTGCGTAGAATACTTCTCAATGATTTGCAATGCAGTATGACGAAACTTTTGAATTGTATCTGGTTCAGAGATAACGACACGTTTAGTATCTACGCCTCTTGTTTCCATCATAGACTTTGTAACTGCGGCTTCAGTATCAAAATAGATAACACCACCATCAGGATTTGCATCAAGAAATTGTTTGACAATGCCAAGCACAAAAAAAGTCTTACCTGTTGAAGACTCGCCAGCAAATGCTGTTACTTTGTTGTTTGGTACGCCACCATAGATACTGCCTGATAGCAATGCGTTAAGAGCATATGAACCAGTGTCAATACTTCCGCTAAACTCTGCTGATGCATCACCATCTGCAAGAATCTTTGTGTCCTCATCTTTTAATTGGTCAACCAAATCTGTAAAAAAATTACTCATAAATCATCTCCATAAAAACATAGTATAACATAAAATCATCCTCTAGTCAATAAAAGCACTCTATCTATTTGTTCTTGAATCTTTGCGGTACGATTAGGCCAATAGATATATTCCTTCTCAGGATTTTTCATTAGGTTAACTAATAGTGGCATAATTAACTGCTCAAGTGATTTTAAATTTGCGGTTACTTCAGCCTTCATTGCATCACGCTCTGCATCCAATCCAAGTTTACCCGAATTGTATAGTGAAAGCATTTCATTCAATTTATCTTCGATACGTTGAATTGATTCTGAAGACTGTGTAATTGTTTCCCTAACAACAATAGTATCTTCTAAAGTGTTTGGGTCTGTTGTACGATTAACATCCGACTCATCGATTGCGCTGAATCCAAAATCATCTTGTTGTCTGAATGCTAGATATTCTGCTGGTATTTTAGTTGTCATGTGAAGAAACTCTCCAATGTTGATTTCTTTTCTGTACTCCAATTCATTGTGGAAACAATCACTCGCAATGGTTCGAGATATGCTTTCATAAATTGCGTATCATAATCAATAAACTTTTCAAGATCAAATTCTTTTGGTAATACAGTCAGAATAGAAAATACATTTTCCTGTACAGGATTAGGTACTTTCATGTAGCAGAATTTTGTCTTGTCGCCATCTTTAATAGATTGGTACTTCTTTGTTAGTTTGTTTTTTTCTAGCAAAGAATTAAATAAGATTGCACCACGCACATGAATTGGTGTGCCTTTTGTGTATATTTCTAATGCACTCTTATATTTAGACAATTCGCTCACGCCTCTAGGAAATGCAATATCTTCAAACGGAAGAGTTTTAAATTCTTTTTTGAATGCATCCACAAAAGATTGAAAGTCTTGTTCATTGCCATTCATCACAATCTTTAAAGATTCTTTAATCTTATCACGGCATGACATTGGTGTAGAAGACTTGACCGCTTCAATGCCCATCATCTTTAATTTAGGCTCAGCAAATCGAACACCCTCAGAATCATAGACGTTTAGAATATAACGCTTCTTTGCGGTCCAGATGCCTTTGTTCGCAATCACTTCACGTTTCATCTGCATCTTCTGATCAAATGCATTCATGTAGTCTGCTAGTTCCTGATACGCCTTATCTATGAATGGCTCGATTTTTTCTTTGCAGGCCTTGTCGATAAAGTCAACGATCTTTTCAGTTTGCGCTTGATTCTTCGATCCGTAGACCATATCAACAAGCGGACCAAGATTAACGTATACAGAGTCCGTATCCGAGGCGATAACATAATCAACACCCTCACTTTTCAATAATTTGTTTAGATAACTATTCAACTTCATTTCAATCCATCGAATAGCAAGTTGACCAGACAGAGTGATTGCCTCTGCTTGTCGAATGTCAAAGAACCTAAAATATTGATTACCGAGTGCGCCATAAGCAGAATTCAATTGTACTTTCTTTGCAAGTTGCAAGTTCTTGTACTTTGAAATCTGATTTGTTATTTCACGTTTACGTTCTTTATCAGTTTCTTTTTCGTAAGCCTTTTGAGCCTCAATCATTTTCTTTTTATATAGTGACCGATCATCATACATGCGTTGCATCATAGCAGGCAAGAAGCCTTGTTTGTCACGCTTGAAGTAATGTCCGTTAGCGGCCATGCAATACTCTCCTTGCGGCTGATATTCACCATCTAGCAAGTTATCAATAGAGATGCTTGTATGTTTGCCTTCAACAATTGTTTCAGGTGAAACATTGTACTGCATAATCAAGTGTGGATACAATGAGTTCAAGTCAAACGATACAACCCATTGATGCATACCGACTTTTGGATCTTTCACGTAAGCGCCAGCATACTGTTCATCTTTTGGTGTGCGAACATTCTGTGGCACAACAATCTTTTGTTCAATCAATTCATTATGTATCAAAGTATCCCACATGCGTACTTGCGTGAACACATCGGTGTAATTAACTTTAGCATCATACGCAAGCGCAAGTGCCATGTCAATCAATTGCATCTTAGCGTCAATACGATCCACAAGTTCAACGTCATGGATGTTGTACTCAATAAACTTTTGAAAGTTTGTTCGATACAACTGATGAAGACTTTCAACTTCAGAGTAGTCTAACTTCTTCTCACCAAGTTCTAGGTATGAAATGTGATTAAGACTAAAACTTTCTTGCTGTGAGTAAGTAAACTTTTTGTACAGTTCAATGTAATCAAGGATAGCAATACCCACCAAGTCGAATGCTACTTGCTGTTTGTTGTGGATCGTAGTTGTACGTTCACCAATTCTACGAAATGGAGATAAACGTTTTGCTGTATTGTCGCCCATGAGTCTTGTGATACGATTGTTCAGATATGGAATATCAAAAAATTGAATATTCCAACCAGTCACAATGTCTGGTGATGTTTCTTCCCACATGTCGAGAAAACGCATAATGAGATTGTTTTCATCATTGCATTTGAAATACGTTACGTCATCACGATTGTTATCATAGTCACCACAACCAAACACATAGAAGTGTTCAGATATCTTAAACGTGATTGCAGTAATTGGCTCACTTGCAGATGCAGGTTCGGGAAAGCCATTCTCAGAACCAACCTCTATATCAATGTTTGCAATTTTGATTTGAGATGGATCGTAATCCACTTTGCCGGGAAACGCTTCATTGATATACACATAAGGAAAGTTTGTTGAGCCATAGATTTTAAAATTGTCAACGTCTTCATAACGTTTTACAAAATCCATAGCATCACGCATTGTGCCTTGTTGTACAGGCGCAAGTGCGTGTCCGTCTAGTGTTTGATATCCTGCGCCTCGATTGCCAGCAGTCAAATACAATACTGGATTGTATTCAACCTTATCGCTGAACCTCTTGCCGTTGTTATATCCACGTACAAGAATATTGTTACCGAGTTTGGAAAAGTGTGTATAGAATTTCATTAAATAATAATAGATTGTTTCTTAGGCATGACGATACCTGAGCCGTAAATCTCATTATACTTGTTTTGAATCTCTTGTGCAACTGATACGTTGTAAATAACATGGCTAAGTTGCAACTCTACCACCTTCTGTTCGGAGAAGATTAACATTGGTTGCATTTGCAATGTTGCTTTGCCATTTGGACCCATTCCGATTCCAATAACGCATGGGTTCTCAATTCGAACATTGTTGTCGCTGATAGTAATATCGCCAACAACTTCTTCACCACTAATCAATTTTAAAATTCTCAAGTTTGCCATTTTATATCCTATAATAAAATGGGGGCATTGCGCCCCCATGTGTCATTTAAAACGTTCTGCTTTATGTTTTTTTATTTCTTGAATAGATTCAAGAATAGATGCAAAAAATGCTTTGATCACTTTCATAGATCATCCTCAGTCAAGAATTGCTTAGTTGATTTCTTAGTTTTAGGTTCAGCATCAACTGTATCCTTAACTTCAATCTTCTTAGGCTTCTTGTGTTCTGGAATGATTCGCTCCAAAGCAATCTTCAACATACCGTTAATCAAAGCGGCATCTTGAATTTCGATTTGGTCATCAAGTGCAAATGTGCGAGTGAATGCACGATTAGCAATTCCTTTGAACAAGAAATTATCGCTATCATCTTTTGTGGCACCAGCAACAATAAGTTTATTGTCTTCTAGTGTGATATCGATTTCTTGCTTACCGAAACCAGCAACAGCAAGTTCAATGACATAGGTATTGTCACCAGTCTTGCGAATGTTGTATGGTGGATAGTTAGGAATGTTTTTAGTTAGATCATCGTGAATCTTTGCAAGTTTGTTGAATTGATCATCAAAGCCTACAAAAAATTTATCAAAGTCTTTAAAACCTTGTGCGCCAAAAATAGCCGGAATTGGTGTGTGATTCATATTATATCTCCTCTTACTTAGATGTTGAAAATGCTTTCTTAGCATCAAAAGTGTATGCAGATAAACCAAGAGTTGTATAAAACTTATTGACTTCTTCTGCTACTGCTTTTGCGTAAGATGTTTGTGCATCAACAAAAGTATTGAGGGGTTTTGCAAGTTCTTCATTCTTAACGAATGTTTTGACGAATTGCTTTTTTGCGCCTTGAAATGTATCAATGGCTGTGTTTATGTTTTGTAACATAGTTTTCTCCTATTAAGCGAGTTTAGAAAATTGATACCCCGAAGGCGTATCATTAAAATCCTGCTTACTGAATACAGGGGTACCATAACGTTGTACCAGCGTTAGACGCTCCTAAGGTAGAAGAGCCATTAACGTTCCCATCCCTGAGATACGTTTATTTATAACAGATTAAGCCTGTCCAACCATTCTGCGTGAAACAAAATAAGTTGTGTTACCTTCTGTGTTCATATCTTTACGAACCTTGTAGCCGCTTTGGCGCAAGTCGCTGATACGGGCACGAAGGTTTTTAATGCCAAACAAAGACCTTGCTTGGGGTGCAGAGATTCCACGACCAGTACCACGCAAGTACGATACCAAGAGTTCTGTCTGTGTTTTGCTAGAATTTACAAATGCCATTTTAAATACCTCATCAATTAATGATAAAAAATTACTAAGAATTATTTCTTAGCGGGTTCTCCAGCGTCTTTCTTAGCCGCTTTGTCCTTAGGAGTCATTGCTTTCTTCTTAGGAGCCTCGGCTGGCTTTTCTGCTGGTGCTGTTGTTGCTGTTGCCGCTGGTTTTGCTTCAGCAGGTTTTTTCTCTGCTGGCTTGTCAGCCGCAACTGCAATTAGGGAAAGAGTTGTTAGTGATACTGCAACTAATGCTTTAAGTGATTTCATGGGTGTTCCCTTTTGTTTAGAGATAACATTATCTCATAATATACAACGTTTGTCAAGTGCTTTTCGTTTACATATTATGGTAATGATGAATTACTTTCTCAATGTCGCCTTAAGCATCCATGCGTGTTTACCAAATGCATCTTGACGTTCAGCCATAAAATTACTTAAATGATGTGCGTGGACTTGTTCAGCAAGTTCGTATACACGTTCAACACTTGCAAGCATAACTGGAATATCATCCAATAAATTTTGCAACATTATCTCTGCTGGCGGCACACTTTCATCACCTTGAATCTGTGACAATTGAATAAATCGATTGAAACTTCCTGGTGCGTATGCATCCAATACACGAATTTCTTCTGCAATCTTATCAACTACGCCATACACTTCTGTATAGATATTTTCTAGAAATTCATGATACTGTGGAAAGTTTGGACCAGTTACGTTCCAATGGTAGTAGTGCGTCTTCAAATAAAACGCATAGTGGTTTGCTAAAACCACTTTAAGTGATTGTACTAGTTCTTCCATTTAATTTGCTTCCCTCTTTTTACCTATATTGTATTTAGCGGTAAGTTCCCATTCGTTTTTCTCTTTGTAAGAGATAATCTTGATCTGCGACAAAGGTGCTACAGGTGAACTTGATTTATCTTTGTTTACGACTTCTACTAGTCCCCATTCAGATAAAAGATTTGCAATTGCATTTCTTCTTCCTAAATCATTATCTTCAAAATCAGTATTCTTTCCATCTAGTGCAAACAGTTCTTTAAAGTGTACAATGTAATACTTGCCCCTCTTATGTAAGATGTGACAGGATTGATACAATGTTTTGTCTTTACGTGATGCTACACCTATGCGTGTGAGTGTCTCTTTTACTTTAAGAAAGTCATCTTCATTTTTTAATTTGACCTCAAGTAAATCTTCAATTTCTATTGCCATTCTTTTTCTCCTTAGTTTTCAAACCACCTTTTTCTAGTTTTTCTCGCATAATTTGAAGTTGATCGGGAGATATTAAGTGTGATATTTGTTTAGCCTTTGAATTATTATACCCAAAGAATTCCGAAATAATACGAATGTCCTCGCCCAACTCATTTTTCAGCCACTTGCTATAGCGTTTTCTAGGCCTGAGACTATTTAGTAAATAGGCAAACTGAGGTTTGTTGTCGAGAATGTTGTGAAAATTCATCTCATTAGCGTATAGAACGCTATCGGGAAATAAAGAAAGTCCACGATTTACAATAAAAGCATTATAAGTTTTTTCTGCTAGTTCATCGTTTTCTGTTCCGTTCATCATATCAGTCTTTGTGTGACTGACTGCATTAATGTAATCAAATGGGCTCATATCAAAAAAACTCTATAAGGTTGTTTGACGGTTCGTATATTTTTTTGGTATCGAATGGCGTCAGTTTCATTGCTTCAACTATATCATTTAAATAACTATTTTGCAAGTTTTCTAAGTTTTCAACATAATTAGATAAATTAACACGATGAATTTTTGTAAAATCTGATGGTGCTGTTATAAACACCACTTCGGACATTGGAATATTCTTAGCAGAAATTCCATCACCATAATACTGAATGTAATTATTTAAAATGTTTTTATCAATCACGGCAGAAGATTGTTCGTCAACTATCATAATAAATTCAGAATAAGTTAACGGCAAAGTCAAATGTTTATTTGTGCTTCTACTGTTGAGTAAAATTATTTCACTAATCTTTTCTTTTTTATTTCCAGTTTTTGTGTGAAGTCCATGTGATACATATTTCATTTCAACATGTATATTATATTTTGGATAGAAGAAGTCTCTACCCACATCATCGAGATATTGTAATTTGCCTGCGCTAAATTTCTCTACTGCCTTTTCAAACAAATCACTTTTATGAAATCTCATCTTTCGACTATTCAATGAAGTTCCAATTGAATTAACCAAAACATTCATTGCAGTCCATGAAATGTCTTCTCTCAAAGATTTTGCAATATCACTTGAATTCACAATTGGCAAACTCATAATGTAGTTCTCTTTAAGTATTCAACTGCTTTCATAAGGCCTTCAAGTGTATCGCCCAATGCACCAATGGCACGATTGCATGGACCACAAAGCCAGCCTCTAAACTTTATATTAACAGGATCGTGGTCTAAATTCAAGCCATATTGTCTTCGACTTAGATCAGCATTGCTTCCTAAGTTGGGTGGTAATCCACAACAATCACAAACCAATGGAACAGGTGGTGCAGATTTTCGTATTTCTTCAATCTGATTTTTACGCACCTTTATACATGGTGTGCAACGTGTGTCTAAATTATCCCACTTCTGATAATGCGGTGCAAATTCAGTTGTTGGTTTTTCTTCTTTACAGTAAATACATCTCTTCATTTTTTGTTGAAGAGGTATGCCTAAGAATTCATGTAACGTGCCATTGCTCATTTGAATTCACAACTAGCCATCACTTCGGTTAGAAACGCAACAAAGTTGATTTCTTGATCAACAACAAATGCAGATTTGTATTGATAGTCTGCTAAAAACAAAACCATTTGTGGTACTGAATTGGGTGCAAGATAGTCATTGCAACCATCAAAGATTCTACGGAACATAACTGATGGTTCATTATCTAAGTTCTCAGATACCCACTTACGCATTCCTGCAAAGTCTTTATCTTTCAATTTAGTAATGAGAGTTTTGATGTTGTCTTCAGATACACTAGACAAAAGTCCTGCATCAATTTTACCTGTAGCAGAG